CGACGAGCGCGAGAACAAGGTGCTCCAACAGGCGTTGGCGCCGTCGCCGACGCCGCTCATTGCTCCGGACTTCTTGAAGGAGCCGCGCGAGCGCGAAATTTTTCACCGCGTCATTGACGGCTATCTACAGCGGCGCATTGCGCACGAGGTCGATGTCACGGCTTATGGCCGCTGGGCGCATTACGTGCACCGCTGGCTAGAGTGCAAGGAGTTGCTCTCGGGCAAGCTGACATTCCTCAAGATCGTCACGAACCATGGCGAGCGCTATATCCGCAACCCGGTGTTCAAGGACATGCTCGATATCGAGCGCGTGCTCCTCGCTTCGGAGGATCGGCTCGGGCTGAACCCCGTTGCTCGCCATGCCATTGTGCGCGGCTTGGCGCAAACGCCAGCGGCTCTCGGCGGCTTCTTCGGCGAGAACGTAGCGGGAGAGATCGAGGAGGAGGGCAAGAGCGCGCCGGGAGAGTTGCCCTCACCCATCGGGATAGGCAAGTATCATTGATATGTCGCCCGCGCGTCCGAAATGGCTCGATGCGCTCTCGCGCAACCCCGTGCACAAATGGGTCGAAGGCGAATGGCTCCGCGCCGTGAGCCAGCCCGGCGTTTGGTATGACGAGCGCGCCGCCAAGATCGCCGTGCAATTCTTTCCGAATTATTTGCGCATGACGACCGGGCGCTGGACGAAGAAAAAGTTTGTGCTTCGCGACTGGCAGGCGGCCATTGTCTCGATGCTCTTCGGCCTCAAGCGCAAGGACGGCACGCGGCTTTATCGGCGCGTGCTGATCTGGATGGGCCGCAAGAATGGCAAGAGCGAGTTTGCCGCCGGGCTGATGCTCCTCGCTTGGCTATTCGACGGCGAGCTCGGCGGCGAGGCTTACATCATTGCCTCGACCGAGAAGCAAGCGCAGATCGTCTTTCAGCGCGCCGTGCGTATGGTGCAATTCTCGCCGTCGCTCCCGAAATATGTCGACGCGCTCAAGACCTCGCTTTATTGCACGGCGCTCGGCGCGGTGATCCGCCCGCTCACTGGCGCGAGCGAGGGCAAGCACGGGCTCTCGTGCTCCATTCTCGTCGGCGACGAAATGCACGAGTGGCGGAACGGCGATCTCTATGAGTTCGTGCACCAGTCCGAGCTATCGCGGGAGGAGCCGCTCGACATTCTCATCAGCACGGCCGGGCAAGCGCGTAAGAGCCATGGGTGGGTGCTGTGGGAGGAATCGCTTAAGATCGCGGACGGCACTTTCGATATTCCGAATACGCTGGTGGTGATCTATGCGCCCGACGCCGAGGACGACTGGCGCGAGCCGACGACATGGGCGAAGGCAAATCCGAACCTCGGGCATTCGATCAAGCTTGCGGATTTGCGCGAGGAGTATGCGAAGGCGATCAACAGCCCGCGCGTGGAGAACAATTTCAAGCGCTATCATTTGAACCTATGGGTCGGGCAAGACCAGCGCTGGCTATCGGTCGAGCAATGGCGCGTCGGCTCCGGCCGCCCTTCGCTCGGGGCGGACGCGCGCTGGCGCTCCTTCGCCGAGGCGCTTCGCGGGCGCGAATGCTATGGCGCAATTGACTTGTCGAGCGTCTCGGATTTGACGTGCGTGCTCTGGCTCTTTCCGCCGCGCTCGGAGGAGGAGAAGTGGCTCGTGCTCCCGCGCTTTTGGGTGCCCGCCGAGAATATCGAGACGCGCTCGCGGCGCGACCGCGTGCCCTACGATATTTGGCGGGAGCGCAAGGCGGTCGAGCCGACGCACGGAAATGTTGTGGACTATGACGCTGTGATCGAGGCGGTCCATCAGGGCGTCGAGGCATTCTCGGTCAAGCAAATCGGTTACGACCCCTACAATGCAACCGCGACCGTGAACACGCTCATGAAGGACGGCGTGCCCTTGATGCTGATGCGGCAGGGGGTGCAAACCTTGAGCGGGGCGTCGAAGCAATTGGAGCGGCTCTGCGCCTCGGCCCGCATTGACGCGGGCGGGCACCCGGTCATGGACTGGATGGTGTCGAACGTCGCCAAGCTTGAGGACTCGAACGGAAATATAAAACCTGATAAGGCTAGGTCGTCGGAGAAGATCGACGGCATATCTTGCCTCGTCATGGCGCTCGCGCTAGCGGACGGACAGCAACAAGAAAAACTGTACCAAGTGATCGTTGTCTGACAGAGGGGTCGTCCATGGACATGCAGCGGGCCTATGCGTTCCTCGAATGCAAGGCGGTCGATGAGGACCAGCGAATCATCACCGGCATTGCCACGACGCCGACGCCTGATCGAGCGGGCGACATCATCGAGCCGCTCGGCGTCACCTTCAAAAATCCTTTGCCGCTTCTTTGGCAGCACCGGCACGCGGAGCCGATAGGGCAGACGCGCTTCAAGAAGCCGACGAAGCAGGGCATCGAATTCGAGGCGCGGATTCCGAAAGTCACGGAGCCGGGCAAGCTAAAGGATCGCGTGGACGAAGCTTGGCAGTCGCTCAAGCATGGCCTTGTGCGCGCGGTCTCAATCGGCTTTCTGCCGAAAGAATTGTCGTTCATGGAGGACGGCGGTATCCACTTCATCGAAAGTGAAGTGCTGGAATTGTCGCTCGTTACGATCCCGATGAATGCTGACGCGCGGATCGAAACGATCAAAGCAATCGACGCCCCGCTGCTGGCCGCGTCTGGCATGTCGGCGGGCGCTCGTCCCCAACCACCCGGCGTCGCGGGAAAATCGAAAGCACAACCCATGAAGACGATTCAAGAGCAGATCCAAGGCTTCGAGGCTTCGCGCGCCGCCAAGGTGGCTCGCATGGCTTCGATCATGTCATCGGAGGAGGGCGCGACGCTCAATGCGGAGCAAGCCACCGAGTATGACGATATCGAGCGGGAGGTCGGCGCTATCGACGCGCATCTTGTTCGCTTGCGCAAGCAAGAAGAGTTGAACAAGACCAAGGCCGCTCCGGTCGTCGCTCCTCCGGCCGTTCCGGCTATCGAGGCGGCGAGCGCCGCGCGCGCTGGCACCATTGTGCAAGTGCTCCCGAAGAAGCTGCCGCCCGGCATTCCCTTCGTGCGCATGGTCGGCGCGCTGGCAATGACGCGCGGCAACCGGCACGAGGCGGCGGAGATCGCGAAGCGATGGTCCGACTCCTCGCCGGAAGTCGAGGCGATCCTCCGCACGCCGATGGACGTTATCGAGCGCGTGGCGGTCTCGCCGGGCACGACCACCAACCCGACGTGGGCGCAGCCGCTCGTCAACTATCAGATCATGGCCTCGGAGTTCATCGAGTATCTCCGGCCGCTGACCGTGATCGGGCGCATCCAAGGCTTCCGCCGCGTGCCCTTCAATATCAAGGTGCCGCGCCAGACGGCGGGCGCCGCGGTCAACTGGGTCGGCGAGACGAAGGTCAAGCCGCTGTCCAGCTTGGCGTTCGATACGCTCACTCTCGACTGGTACAAGATCGCGGGCATCGTTCCGCTCTCGGAGGAATTGGTGAGGTTCTCCTCGCCGTCCGCCGAGCTGCTGGTGCGCGACGACCTTGCCGCCGCCATTGTTCAGTTCATGGATTCGGAATTCCTCGACCCGACCAAGGCGGTCGCGGCGGGCGTCTCTCCGGCTTCCGTGACCAATGGCGTGACGCCAACGCCAGCCTCGGGCACCACGGCGGCGGCGTTCCGGACTGACGTCAAGAATATGATGGCGTCGTTCATCACGGCGGGCTTGCCGGTGTCCAGCGGCGTTTGGATCATGAAGCAGTCGCGCGCAATGGCGCTTTCGCTCATGAACAATGCGCTGGGTCAAAGCGAGTTCGGCAATATCACCATGACGGGCGGCACGCTCCTCGGCTTCCCAGTGGTGACCTCGGAAGCGGTGCAAGCGACTGGCGGCTCGCCCGCGAACGGCGACAACATCATTTTCCTCATCCCGAGCGAGATCATGTTGGCCGACGAGGGCGGCATCAATATCGACGTCAGCCGCGAGGCTTCGCTGCAAATGGAGTCGACTCCCGACTCGCCGCCGGTTGCGGGGACGGTGCTCGTCTCGCTCTGGCAGCATAACCTCATCGCCGTCAAAGCCGAGCGTTATATCAACTGGCAAAAGCGGCGCGCGGGAGCCGTCGCCTACATCTCCTTCGCGAAGTATTCACCATAAGCGAAGTAGAGCGCGCGAGGATCGGTCAGCGGTGCCCGATCCTCGCATCGCGACTCTTCAAGGAGGTTGGGCATGGCGCGTCGCATGAAGCTTACAGCGAAGGAATTCCACTACCTCAAGACGCTGTATGAGGGCGACGAATTCGAACTTGAGCGCGACGACCATGGCATTGTGCTTGAGGCGCTCGGCGTCGCGAAATTCGCCGAGGAGCAAGCGCCGCCCGCGCAAGCGAAGCTGGCCGCCGCTGTGCTGGCGCCAGCGTCGGAGCCCGCCGCTCCTCCGGCCGAGCCGCCGATCCCTATCCTGACCACCGAGTCAGCGGCGCCGTTGCTGGGCCGCGACGCTCCCGAGGAGAAGAAGCGATACCCTCGCCGCGATCTGCCGCGCAAATGAGGCTGGTAAGGTGCGACTCTTCGGCTTCGAGATCACCAAGGCGGTCCCCACAGACGCCTCAAGCGTTCCGGTAACAATTCCCGGCGACCGTGGCTCATGGTGGTGGCCGATAGTGCGCGAGCCCTATACCGGCGCATGGCAACGCAACGACGAATTGCGGCTTGAGACAATTCTCGTCTACAGCACGGTGTTCGCTTGCGTGACGCTCATTGCGAGCGATGTCGGCAAGATCGGCTTGCGGCTGGTCGAGGAGGACAGCAATGGGATATGGGTGCCGAAGAATGTGCCCGCCTTCTCGCCGGTCCTTCGCAAGCCGAATCGTTATCAGACGCGAATCAAGTTCATCGAAAGCTGGGTTAGCTCGAAGCTGATCCATGGCAATACCTATGTGCTCAAGGAGCGCGATGATCGCGGCGTCGTGGTCGCGCTCTATGTGCTCGACCCGACGCGGGTGAAGGTGCTGGTCGCTCCGGACGGCGCGGTCTATTACGACCTCTATACCGACAACCTCGCGGGCATTGAGGTTGACAAGGTCGCGGTTCCGGCGAGCGAGATCATTCACGACACCATGATCTGTCTCTATCACCCGCTGGTCGGCGTATCGCCCATGACGGCGTGCGCTATCGCGGCGACGCAAGGGCTGGCGATCCAGCGCTCCTCCGCCAAGCTGTTTCGCAATGGCGCGGTGCCCGGCGGCATTATCTCGGCGCCCGGCCCGATCAAGGACGACCAAGCGCAACGGATCAAAGACTATTGGGAACGCAACTACACCGGCGAGAATGTCGGCAAGGTCGCGGTGCTCGGCGACGGCTTGACCTATTCACAAATTGCGATCAAGGCCGAAGAGGCGCAACTGATCGAGCAATTGAAGTGGACGAGCGAGAGCGTGTGTTCGGTCTTTCATGTGCCGCCCTTCATGGTCGGCGTCGGGCCAATGCCGAGCTACAACAATGTGGAAGCGCTCAACCAACAATACTATTCGCAATGCTTGCAGACCTTCATCGAGAGCATCGAGCTCTCGCTCGACGAAGGGCTCGGGCTCACCGCCGTGCAAGGCAAGACCTACGGCACAGAGTTCGATCTCGAAGACCTGTTGCGCATGGATACCGCGACCAAAGTGAAGTCGTGGAGCGATCTCGTCAAAGGCGCCATCGCTTCGCCGAACGAGGCGCGGTTCGCTTTTAACCTTGCGCCGGTCGCTGGCGGCGAGACGCCGCTCGCGCAGCAACAGAACTATTCGCTCGAAGCGCTGGCGAAGCGCGACGCGCGCGACGATCCTTTCGGCACGGCGGCGCCCGAGCCGGAGAGCGAGCCGGAGCCGGAGCCCGACGAAGAAGAGGAGCCCGACGAGGACGAGGAGAAGGACAAGGAGGAGGGTGAGGACGAGAAAAGCGTGCTCGCCGATCTCGTTGCTATCGCGGCGGCGGAGCTACGCTTGCGGCTCTTTCAACCGGGCATCATGCAATGATGAAGCACCGCGAGGTCTCGGCGTTGATGGCTGGCATCGCGCCGGTCATTCACAAATTCGTCGAGGCCGCGGTCGAGCGCATTGCCGCGCCGATCCTCGTGCGCCTCGAAGCGCTTGAGAAGCGCCCGGCGCCGGAGCGCGGCGAGCAAGGCCCGCCCGGCCCGCAAGGCGAGGCTGGCCCGCAAGGCCAGCCCGGCGAGCGCGGGGAGCCCGGCATGGATGGCGTGCAAGGCCCGCCGGGGCCTTTCGGCTCGGCTGGCGCGCAAGGCTTGCAAGGCTTGCCCGGCCCGCCCGGCGAGCGCGGCGAGAAGGGCGAGCGCGGCGAGAAGGGTGAACCCGGCTGGGATGGCATCAGGGGCGAGAAGGGCGAGCAAG